CCTTACTGTGTAAAGTAGTCGAGAAAATTGGAAAGCACATGAATGATTTAACAAAACACACTGGACATAGTAAAGGCTGTCCTAATCCCATAAGCCAGCGCATTCAATACACTATGCGCGAGGTTTTTGAGAAGGTTTTTGCCGCCTATCAGGACGACCCAGAGTTGCAATACGCCTCTCTACACAATTGGGGTCTGCGCAACCTGACAGACTTCTATAAATTATCCGCGCGCCTTATTCCTGCCGATGTGCAGATCAGCGGCAACATGGTGCTCAACGTCGTGACTGGCGTGCCGCCGCGCATCATCGATCATGAAGGCGCGAAGAATGTTGATCCTGAGAAGATCAAACAAACTTTTGCACAAAGTCGGTTGCCTATGGAGCAGCTCGTGAAGCAAGCACAAGATAAAATATTTATAGATATTACTGATGAAGATGAAGTGGAGGAACTAGGATGAGTATGTCAGAGATGGGGCTGATCCCATCGACGCGCAAGTATCTTGAAGATAAAATAAAGCGCGATGAAAAGGCACAGCGCTATGTGCCGCATGAAGAATATGCCGAAGCAGAGGATCGCCAAAAGAAACGCGAGGCGCAAGAGATCATCGATGCTAAGCTGCAAAAGCGCAAGTCACGTAAATACGTGGTGTCACGCCGCGTAAACAATGTGGTGACGTTCGAGCGCATAGATACGCGATGACAGATATCGTCCTCGGTTATCACCCGCGAGAATGGCAGAAGCGATGTCACGCCGAGCGTGAACGCTTCACGGTGCTGGCGCTGCACCGCCGCGCAGGCAAGACAGAACTTGCGATCATGGAGTTGATTGATGCTGCGCTCAACTTCCAGCAAGATCTGGGTCTCTTCTTCTATATCGCGCCGTATCTTAAACAAGCGAAGACCATCGCCTGGGCGCGACTTAAACAAAAGCTTTATCCGCTGATCACTACCGGCGCTGCCGAGGTTAACGAGGGCGAGGCATATGTTCGCTTTAAACACAATGGCGCGATGATCCGCATCTTCGGCGCCGACAACCCGGACGCCATGCGCGGCGTTCGCTTAGACGGAGCTGTTCTCGATGAAGTCCCCCAGATCAAGCCCGAGACGTGGATCGATATCGTGCAGCCTGCTTTATCCGATAGAATGGGGTGGGCTTTGTTTATTGGTACACCTTCCGGCGTCAACCTTTTCTCCGAGCTTTATTACAAAGCGAAAAAGCTTCCCGACTGGCATAGTGCCATGTGGACCGTCTATAACACCGACGCTCTTGATAAGAAGGAAGTCGAACGATTAAAACGCGACATGAGCGAGACATCGTTCGCCCGCGAGTACCTCTGTGACTTCTCCGCTGCCGGTGATGACCAGCTTATGAGCTTGTCGGATATTGAAGAGGCGTGCGCGCGGACGTATCCTGAACATTCAATGGACTACGCGCCAGTGATACTTGGTGTGGATGTCGCGCGCTTTGGAGACGATCGCAGCGTCATATTCCGGCGCCAGGGACTACAAGCCTTCACGCCGCGCGTGTTTCAAGGCATCGACAACATGACGCTGGTTGCCCATATCGCGCAGGATATCGAGCAGCATAACGCTGATGCCTGCTTCATCGACGTAGGCGGCGGCACAGGGGTCATAGACAGGCTCAAACAGCTTGGGCACGACGTGATGGGCGTCAACTTTGGCGGCAAGCCCACGCAGCCGCAATATCTCAATAAGCGGGCGGAGATGTGGTTCAACATCCGGGATTGGATCAGAGCCGGTGGCGCGCTCCCGGATATGGTTGATTTAAAACAAGATTTAGGCGCGCCGATCTACCATTTTGACGCCTCGAATAAGATAGTCCTTGAACCCAAAGACGCCATAAAAGCGCGCGGCCTTCCCAGCCCAGATCTGGCCGATGCCCTGGGTCTGACCTTCGCCTTACCTGTAGGCAAGATGACCAAACAGGAAATAGGGGGGCATAAGAAGATCATCCATGAGTATGATCCTTATAGCAACCTAACCCAGCGGGGATAATTTATTGGCGCTTATTATCAAAAAATGCACCGTCGCCGAGCTGGAAGCAGCTTCGACCTTCGAGGCGCTGCTTGTTGGCTACGCTGAGGAAAGCCACATCGACGGCCTGCCACCACCTAAAGCGCAGATGGAAACCTACAGATTGATGGAGGGAGCGGGGGCGATCCAGTGCTTTGGCGCTTTTGTCGATGACGCTCTGGTCGGCTTGGCTGTTGTGCTGACTTCTTTGCTTCCGCATTATGGCGCTTTTGTCTCTGTAATGGAAAGCATTTTTGTCGATAGACACTTCCGCAAGACCGGTGCTGGGCTGAAATTACTCCATGCCGCAGAAGAGCACGCGGCTGAAAAGTCACGCGGCATCCTTGTCAGTGCGCCTAAAGACGGTAGTCTGGCAGCAGTGCTCGAACGCAGGGACGACTATCGTGAAACCAATCGCGTGTTTTTCAAGAGGTTGGCAGCATGAATTTACCAGCTCTCAGCGCTGATCGGATCGTTGCAATGCCAGACGAAGCTATAGCCAAAGTTCGCGCGCTTGAGAACGCCGCGTTGCAGATGCCTCAAATCAAGATCGATACCCACCATATCCTTCACGGCGGTATGTATTCCCGCACCATCATGATCCCGGCTGGCGTGCTCCTCACCGGCGCGCTGATCAAGAAAGCTACCCTTTTAGTGGTCAATGGCGATGCCTGGGTCTACATAGGAGACCAAACGAAGCGCGTCTGCGGTTACGCGGTATATGCTGCCAGCGCACATCGGAAACAAGCGTTTGTCGCTGTTGCTGACACGATCCTGACGATGATCTTCCCGACCAGCGCGAAGACTGTCGCCGAAGCGGAAGCAGAGTTTACAGACGAAACGGATTTACTTATGTCGCGCCAAGAAGGCGCAGTCAATACAACAACGATCACGGAGGAATAAGATGTCAGGCGCAGTCGCAGCAACCACAGCGTTTCTCACCACATACGGCACAGCTATCGCCGCTGCGGCTGGTATCGGATCTCTTGCCCTTACAGCCATTAACGGCGAGAAACAAGCTTCCGCTCAGAAACAAGCCACCAACCAGGCGGCACAGAACGCAGCGACTACGAACACGATGGCGCAGCAGCAGATCAACGCGGCGAACGCGCAAGGCCCGAACACCGCTGCTATTGAAGCCCAGAACCAAGTCAATGCTAACGCAGGTGGCGGCAATAAAGCAGGAGCCGCGGGCGGCAGCACAATGTTGACAGGTCCGACAGGTGTGCCACAGCAAGCGCTTGATCTGGGTAAAAATACCCTCCTCGGTGCCGCATAATGCAACTCAGCGGCCCAAACAGCCAGAGTTTAACCGGTCCCAATAATCAGTTGATGCAGATCAACCAGATGTACACCCGCTGGGGCCAGATGAAGACAGAGCGCGCTTCGTGGTGGGCGCACTGGAAGGACATCAGTGATTTCTTACTCCCAAGGAACGGTAGATACTTCATCCAGGACCGCGACCGCGGATATCGTCGTAACAACAATATCTACGACAGCACTGGCACGCGCGCTCTCAGAGTGCTTGCGGCTGGGCTTATGGGAGGGGCCACAAGTCCTGCGCGACCTTGGTTTCGGCTGGCGGTCTTCGATCCTGATCTGGGAAAAAATGAGCAAGTCAAAGAGTGGCTGAACGTCGTTACCCGCGGGATGCTTCACATCCTGCAAAAATCGAACACCTATCGCACGCTGCAAACAATGTACGAAGAACTTGGCGCTTTCGGCACCGCGGCTTCAATTGTGATGGACGACTTTGACGAGGTGATCTGTCACTACCCCAGCACGATCGGCGAGTTCTGCATGTCTGCTAATTATAAGGGTAAGCCTGATACGCTGTATCGCGAGTTCCAGAAGACCACCGGCCAGATGGTCGGCGAGTTCGGCTATGAGAATTGCAGCCGGACGGTCAAGAACCTGTTCGACCGCGGCTATCTCGATAGCTGGTGCACCATCATTCACTCTTACGAGCCGCGCTATGATCGTGACTTCCGCAAGGGCGATGACAAGAACATGGCCTATAAATCCGTGTACTTTGAGCTGGGACGCGATAACGAGACGGTTCTGCGGGAGACAGGCACTCGTCAATTCCGCGCGCTGATACCGCGCTGGTCGGTCGCCGGTGGCGATATCTACGGCAACAGCCCTGGCATGGAGACGCTGGGTGATATCAAGCAGCTACAGCACGAGCAGATCCGTAAGGGCGAGGTTATCGACTTCCAGACCAAGCCACCCATCCAGGTGCCTGCACATCTCAAGAACAAAGACGTTGACCGTCTGCCCG